GAAAAAAGATTAGAAAATGGCTTGGTAAATTTTACAAGTCGGCTGGGACTTGCAATACATACGCGTGTGGATCAAACAACAAAAACCTAATGGAGATGTGAGATACGCAGCTTTGCAAGAGTTGGGACACCCCTTTTATGCTTGGGGCGACAAGCTAAATGCATATATTTTAGAGGCAGAAAAGCAGGAGAAAAATAAAAATGGTAGCGAATAACAGCCTAGAGGCATACAAAAAACTAAAACCAGAGCTAAGCGGCAAACGTAGAGCCGTATATGAAATGTTTTGCCAGCACAAAGAGGGTGCGACAAGGCAAGAAATTTCACGCCGATATAACATAGCAATAAACAGCGTCTGCGGACGTGTCAATGAGCTAATAGCGCGTGGCTTTTTAGTTGAGATCGGATCAAAAAAAGACGTGATAAGTGGGTGCAGCACGTCAATACTAAAGCCCACCGAAAGGATAGCGTAATGAATATTCCATTATATCTTTTAGTGACTCTTTGTGTTATGGCGATACTTGACACATTTATTGAAATTTGGAAAGGGCTAAGATGAGTAAAGCGTATTATTGGCTAAAGCTAAAAAAAGATTTTTTCGACGATCCTAAAATTTTAAAAATAAGGAGCGTAGCTGGTGGAGATACTTACACCTGCATCTATCTTAAGCTTTTATTAAAAAGCCTAGATAATGACGGTGTTATATTTTTTGATGGTATAGAGCCGACGATAGAAGCCGAGATCGCACTAAAAATAAGGGAGCAAGAGATAAATGTCAAAGCCGCTATGGCCATTTTTGAGAGTTTGGGATTATTACAAAAAGGCGAAGGCGAAGATGTGAGACTTCCCGAAGCGGCAAGCCTAAGTGGCAAAGAATGCGACAGCGCAAAGAGAGTTAGGGAATTTAGAGCTAGACAAAAAGAGGTTAAAGCGTTACATTGTAACGGCGCAGTAACGAGCGGTAACGAAAACGTAACCCTAGAGTTAGAGAAAGAGTTAGAGACAGAGACAGAGACAGAAGAAGCTAACGCTTCTACGTGCGTGCGTGCGAGGGCGAGAAAAAACCAGCTAAACGTTTTCAAAAACCAACGCTAGATGAATTAATCACCTACAAGCAAAAAGCAAATTTAGCCCTAGTCGATTGTGAAGCCTTTTTTGACTTCTACGAAAGCAAAGGCTGGGTAGTTGGCAAAAATCCGATGAAAGACTGGCAAGCCGCTATGAGAAACTGGGATCGCACAGAAAGAGAACGAGGGGGCAAGTGTAAAAACACACCAGCTAATACCAGCATAGCCGTAAGAGAAACAATGGTGGCAGGCGAAATGGACGACGCATACTTTGAGAGAGTGGCGAATGAAATAATCAGCGGAGAAAGGAAAATGGCGCTATGAGTGAGAGAGAACAAATCATTTGCGAACTATATGGCGATAGCAAGGGATTTTTAACACCTGCGAGGCTAGCAAAATATTCTTTGCTTTTAAAAAACGTGGCTACGAACGAGCTAATTAATTTTTCAGTCTTTGCTGAAAAGTATCGCAAAGAATATCAAAACACAGACGCCTTACTTTTTCGTGCAACTATGGAGTGGAGCAAGATCGTGTTTTTAAAAATGCGAGAAAAGGGGCTTAGATTTTTTAACGATGTAGATACCTTGGCGGCGTTTTGCAAAGAAATTTACAGAGGCACAAGGCTTTGCAATGGTGGAACTGGTAGTGGCTTTTTAGAAAGCACAATAATTTCAGTTGATGCAAACGGCGTTTTAAGAAACGAGTGCGTATTAGAAAACGGCGTATTTCAACGCCTAACAAGCGACGAAGAAACACACTTGTTTGAATATCTACTAGAGCACCAAGAAAAAATAGGCGTAGTGCAAATCAAGACAAGAGAAAGTGAAGTAAAACAAGCCCAGCTAGCGGTGAATAACGTAAATTTGCTCCCAGCTGACCCAGATGCACCGATAGAAATGAGCGATGAGGCAAGAGCAAGGCTAAGACTTGGGTTATCTGCCCTTGCGGCAAATATGGCAAAGAGAGCGTGAGATGAAAATTTTAAACCTTTTCGCAGGACTTGGTGGTAACCGCAAGTATTGGGACGAAGTAGCAAGAGAAAAAGGCATAAACATAGAAGTAACAGCCGTTGAGTTTGACCCTGAAGTAGCGAAGGCTTATGCAAAACGCTATCCAAACGACAATGTGATAGTAGGCGACGCTTGGGACTACGCTGCTAAAAATTATTTAGATTTTGATTTTATATGGGCGTCTCCACCTTGTCAAAGTCACAGCAGGCTAAATTTTTGTAATAACTCACGCAATGAGACAACGAGAGTTTTGCCAGATTTTAGACTTTATGAGCTTATATCGTATCTTAAGACGTTTTGCAAAAAGGCTTTTGTGGTTGAAAATGTAGTGCCGTATTATGATCCACTCATAAAGCCGACCGCTGAGATAGGTAGGCATTATTTTTGGAGCAGTTTTGCGCTTGATGAGATAAATACTCCAGCTTTTAGAGTGATAAAACACGTAAAAAATGCGGATTTTAAAGATTTTAGACGAGTTTAAGATAAAAAACAAACGCCAAGCCATAAGAAACGAAGTTGATTATGAGATAGGCAAAAAGATATTTGAGCGTTATTTGGAGAGCAGATGAAAGCCGTATATATCACGATAACCGAAAGCGGAGCGAGCATAATCGCAAAAGTAGCAGACGAGAACAAAAAGATACTTGATAGCTTTGAGATAAGCCGTAAGGACGCAAGCGGAGTGCTTGAAATAATGAGAAAGTGGAACGAGAAGCATAAGGGCGAGGAAACAAGGGCGCTGTTTTGATGATACCAAAATACGAAAACACCCTAGCGTATGCGAAAGCGACGGGGCAAGTACCGCTAGAGGATCACGAGATGATGTATTTTGCCGACTGGCTACGGGTAAATAAAATCCCCTTTACACACGTAGCAAACGAAAGAGTAGCCAGTGTGCAATACAAAAAGAAACTAAAAGCCATGGGTACAAGTGCAGGTTTCCCCGATATGCTCGTATTTTTGCCGAGCAAGATCGTATTTGTCGAGATGAAGCGCGCAAAAAAGAGCCTAAGCAGGGTATCGGACGAGCAAGAGGATTGGGTAGATACTATCAACTGCTACGGATATGCAAATGCGAAAGTTTGCTACGGCTCGGGCGAGGCGATAGATTTTATCAAGAGTGAGCTAGGGAGAACGCGCTGATTGAAATACGATACCGATAGATTTTATAAAATTTCGGCATTTTTCGATGATAACTTCTGTTTTATGTCACGTGTGATTGAGATTATAATAGGTATAGATAGGAAACGGGTGGATAAGGATTTGTCGTTTGGGCGATATAAGCCCGAATATCTTGACGCATTAGAGGGTGTGCGTGCGGATTTTAAGGCCGATCCGATGAAACCATATAAAGAAGCTGTATTAACTACAATCCCTAAAACGGACGTTATCTTTAGCCGCGACGACTTTGCAAACATCGAAGCGTATAGCGTATTTGAGAGATCATACGATAAGACGGGCAAGGCGAAGCGAGAAAAGGTGAAAAGTAAAACTAAACGCCCGCGTAGGGTTAAAAAAGAACAACTAGAGTTTAAATTTTAAGGGGAGCAGGTGGCGTATAGTATAGAAAAGTGGGAGCGCGCTAAAGCATATTTTGAAAGCGGGCAATACACCCTATCGCAGATAAATCAAAAGACGGGCATAAGTATAAGCAAGATAAGCGAGCGAGCAAAAAAAGGAAAATGGGAAAAGGCAAGAACGCCGACTACATCGAAGCTAAAAAGACGATTGCAGAAAAAAAGGGAAAGAAAGGGAAAATATTATCTCTGTTTTAGATGAAATAGCCGACGAAAAAACAAAACACCTGCTCTATTTCCAAAACTCCGCCATTAAAAATCAGCAAAAGGCGAACGAGCTTTTAGAATTTGCCGAGGACTTATCCGACCTTGACGCCCACAGTAGAATAACGGCGCGCAATAAAGAAACCGTATTAGGCAAAGAGCCGACGGCGCAGATAACCAACACCAACGCACAACAAAACAATACGCAAATAATCATAAGCAAAGATGAGTAAACTAGAGGTCAAGCTACTACCGCATCAATACGAGCTACTAGCCGACACAAGCACGAAAATTATAGGTTTAGTGAGCGGTTACGGCGCGGGCAAAACCTACGCAGCGGTTAGAAAGGCCTTGCAGCTAGCGTTTTTAAACCCGGGTTGCGCGGGTGTGATAACCGAGCCTACGTATCCGCTCTTGCGCGATATACTATTCGGCGATCTTGAAAACGCGCTCGTCGAATGGCGCGTGCCGTATAAATTTAATAAATCAAGCGCGGTATTTACTCTGGACGTAAACGGTGCCAAAACGCCTATTTTATGCCGCAGTATGGAAAACTGGGAGCGACTTATCGGCATAAACGCCGCTTGGATAATATGCGACGAGTTTGATACGTCAAAAACCGAGATCGCACTAAAAGCTTACGAGAAGCTACTGGGGCGTTTAAGAGCCGGCAATACTAGGCAATTTATCATCACGACGACGCCTGAGGGTTTCCGCGCCACGTATCAAATTTTCATAGAAAAAGGCGGCGAGGCTAAACGGCTAATCAAAGCAAAAACCGTCGATAATAAATATCTGCCGCCCGATTTTATTGACACGTTAAAAGAGCAATACCCCGAGAATTTGCTTAAGGCGTATTTAGAGGGCGAATTCGTAAACCTAACTAGCGGCACGGTGTATAGCTATTTTAGCCGCGATACACACGCAAGCACGGAAACTATCAAAGAGGGCGAAACACTACACATAGGCGCGGATTTTAACGTAGGCGGCTGCATAAACATAGTCTGCGTAGAGCGAGCAGACAAAAAGGGCAATGTCACTACGCATGCTGTCGATGAGGTTATCAGCTACGACACCTACGCTATGGCGCAGACACTAAAAGATAGGTATAAAGGGCATAAAATCATCATTTATCCGGACGCGAGCGGGCAGAATAGAAAAACTAGCGCGAGCGAAACGGACGCGCAAATTTTAAGAGGTGCGGGGCATTTAGTATTCGTAAATCACTCAAATCCGAGTATTAAAGACCGCGTAAATTGCGTAAATAACCTATTTGACAAACGCTGCTTGCTCGTCAATGTCTCAAAATGCCCAAATTTGACAAAGGCGCTTGAACAGCAAGCGTGGGACAATAAGACGCAGTTGCCCGAAAAAAGCGACGCTCACCCTGCAAACGATGACTACAACGACGCGCTAGGGTATCTAATCGCGTATAAATACCCGATAGTTGCGCGAGATTACCAAATCAAGGTAGTCGGCATTTAGTAGTAGAATGCAAAGAAAAAGGCTTCTTATGGCGGTAAATGCAAAACATCCCGAATATTCTAAGAATTTAACCAAATGGCAGCTAATGCGCGATGCCTTAGTGGGCGAGGTGGCAAAAGAAAAATACGTGCCTAAACTAAGTGATCAAGAAGCGGAGGAATACAGCGCCTACGTAGGGCGAGCGGAGTTTTACAATGCGACGGCTAGAACGCAGGTCGCGCTAACGGGGCTACTGTTTGCTAAGCCGCCTAAAGTGGAGTTGCCCGAAGCGTTAAAAACCATAGCCGAAAATGTGAGCTTAGATGACGATACGCTAGAAGCTCTTGCTAAAAATATCGCCGACGAGTGTTTAAGTGTTGGGCGTTGCGGCGTGCTTGTGGATCTGCCTAATGTAGAAAAGGCGGATTATTCTAAGCTTGAAGCCGAGCGGTTAAATTTAAGAGCTTACGCCACGCTTTATAAGGCCGAAAATATCATCAACTGGAAAACCACGAAAATAAACGGCTCAAACGTTACATCGCTCGTAGTGCTTACTGAAACCTACGCCGAGCCGACGCAGGACGAGTTTGTGGATAAGATAAAAACGCGCTACCGAGTGCTTGATTTACACGAGGGCTACTACCGTCAAAGAGTATTTAGCGAAACCAAGGCGGGGAATTTTGAAGTAGTGAGCGAGATTTATCCCAGCGCGAACGGGCAAAAGCTTGGATATTTGCCCTTTACGTTTTTTAATGTGAACGACTTAAAAACGTCGGTAGAAAAGCCGCCTTTGCTTGATTTGGCTAAAGTTAATATTAGTCATTTTAGAAGCGAGGTCGATTTAGAGCACGGCACGCACTTTACGGCGCTACCTACGCCTTACGTTACGGGCTATCAAGGCGAGAGCAGCGAAAAGCTAAAAATAGGCTCTACCGCCGTTTGGGTCATAAACGACCCGAGCGCAAAGGTTGGCTTTTTAGAATTTAGCGGTGCCGGCTTAAACACGCTTGAAAACCGTATCGCGGTCAAAGAAAAGCGGATGTCGATTTTAGACGCGCGGCTTTTGCTTGACGAGAAAAAGACGGCCGAGGCTACCGAAACCTTGCAAATGCGAAAGAGCGGCGAAAATGCGGTATTAACTAGCGTAGCTTCTACGATTAGTGAGGGCATAGTATCGTTTTTAAAAGATATTGCCTTTTTTGAAAATATCGTGGGCGAGAATTTAATATACGAAATCAATACCGACTATAACCTAACGATGATCGAACCGCAGCTATTAGCGCAAATCATAGCCGGCATCCAAAGCAGGGATATTCCTAACGAAGTGCTTTACGACGCGCTCTTAAAAGGCGAGCTAATGCCTAAAACTATACAAAGTTACGAGGACTATCAAGCCAAACTAGAACAAGCTGCGCCGCAGGTAACGCCGAGCGATGAAGCCGTTTAATCAACTTATAGCCGAGCTTGAAGTAGCGCGCTCTCTTTTGCACGAGCGCATAAAAAACGGGCTAAGTAAAAAAGTAGCTAAATTTTACGACGATATGATTGCGGATTTGCAAGCGCAAATTTTAAAAAAGAAAAACGTAACGAATAATTTAGCCCAAACGATAAGCGACCTCAAACAAAGCCTAAAAACGCCCGATTTGCGTAAAGATTTTTTAATGCTAGCGCAAAACGAGCAAGACCATCTACTAGACTACAACGAACTAGCGGGGTTTAATCTGTTTTCTAGCGTATTGCCAGAGAGCAGCATCGAGCGGCTAGTAGATAGCGCGCAATTAGAGGGCGCGACCGTCAAAGCGTGGAATAACGGCTTAAACGCCGATCAGAAAAAGCGATTAGAGCGCGAGCTGAAAATAGGCGTGAGCCTAGGCGAAACTACGCCGATGTTAGCCCAAAGGATAGCACAGGCTTTACAAAAAAGTAAACGCGACGCGACGTCGATAGCATTAACCGGAGCGGGCGCGATAGTAAGCGAAATTCGCCAAGCCTTTTTTGAAGCAAACGACGACGTCATAAAATGCTACAAATACCAAGCCACGCTAGATACTCGCACGTCAGAACTGTGCAGAGCCTACGATGGCCTAATGTGGGATAAAGACTACAAGCCTATCGGGCACGACTTCCCGTTTCGCAAACCGCGCGTAAATACTCATTTTAATTGCCGCAGCGTCATAATACCCGTAACTAAAAGCTGGGACGAGCTAGGCATCGAGGGTATGGATAGCGCAAGCGACCGCACGAGGTCGTCTATGAACGGCTACGTGCCGCAGGATATGACGTTTAACGACTGGCTAAAAACTCAAAGCCCCGAAACGATAGAAAAGACGCTAGGCAAGGGCAGAGCCGAGCTATTTATGCAGGGCAAGATCACTATGCGAGATTTGATAACGCAGCAGGGGCGGAGTGTAAATTTAAGCGACTTAAGCAGTTTAAGCGCTAGGACTAGAGCGAGCAATAAATTAAAAGCTATGTTTGCGGACGTAGACTTCACAAAAGCCGGGTACAGACAGCCGTTAAAAGAGCCTCTAACCCTAGCCACGCTAAGCCCGAGAACGATAAGCAAACTAAAGGCGCAAGGCATAGAAACAGACGGGAAACTCAAGGTAGCAACACAAAGAGAGCTACTGCACGGAATGAGGCTAAAAAAGATAAAGGACGGCAATGCGTTAAGCGCGGAGCAGTTTTTTGATATGCCGTTAAATTTGACCGAGGATAATTTATATTACGGCAAGGACGAAATGGGCAATGATACGATAAATTTCTTTTGGGAAAGCGATAACGAGTTGTGTTATGCGTATTTTAAGGATAAGGGGATATTGCAAACCTACGGAAAAACTAAAGTGCAGACGATAAAAAGATACAAAGCGATAAAAGGGAGTTGAACCCAATCATAACGAGGCTTACGCCTCCTCCTCTGACCCACTGAGGCATTATCGCTTTAGTATTGTCATTATACCATATTTTTTACCAAACCAACCCCATTTAAAATTTAAGTTACTATTCTATCAAAGGCCGTGCCTTAATTTAACTCTCGTGGAGGATAGGATGGATATTGAGGAGCTAAAAAAGCAAGTCGGTGATTTGCAAGCAGAAAAAGAAGCAATGAGCGCTAAAAACAAAGAGCTTTTAAGTGAGGTAAAAAAGCTAAAAGCTAAAAATAGCGACGCGGTGAAAGCTGAGAAATACGCCGAGCTTGAAGCTAAATACGACGAGCTAAAAGCAGAGAACGATAAGCTCGCTAAAAAATACGATACCGATACGAAAAAGCTAAACGCCGATCTAGCTAACGCTAACGGCTCGCTAAATAAGTATCTAATCGACGCGGGGCTGAGCGACAATCTCGCAAAAGCCGGCGTAAAAGCGGAGTTTCTGGAAGCGGCCAAAGCTCTTTTGCGCGGCAATGCTAGCTTAAAAGACGACAAGGGTGAACTAAAGGCGTATATTGCGGATAAGCCTATAAGCGAGTTTGTGAGCGAGTGGGCGCAAAAAGACGGTAAAGCTTTTATAGCGGCGCCTCAAGGTCAAGGTGGAGGAGCGAGCGGAGGCGGCGGTAACGTAAATATCGGCGCTAAATGGGGTGGCACTCGCGAGGAGCGAATAGCCGCGATAAAAGAGAAATTTAACCTAAAGGAATGAAAATATGGCACTAAGCGATATGAAGGTATTTTCCGAATACCTAGCGGGCACGACGATCGAGACGCTAAGTCAAGACATAGAGAAATTTAACGCGGCTAGCGGCGGCACGATAATTCTAAACGCACAGGGCATAGACGGCGATTTTATGCAAGAGAGCTTTTTTAGAGGCATCCACTCCGCACAGCGCAGGGTAGATAGATACGCGGCCAATGCCGCGGCTACGGCTACAACCTTAAGACAAGAGCAAGATAATGCCGTAAAAGTAGCAGGTGGATTTGGCCCGGTAGTGTTTGAGCCGGGGCAGCTAACGTGGATAAAAAAAGACCCGTCCGTAGCTCTTGAAGTGATTTCAAGAAATATGAGCGAGGCGATGATAAGCGATATGTTAAATACGGCCATCTCCGCACTCGTAGGCGCTATCGGTAATAACGCGGGCGTAGTAAATGATGTAAGCGCAAGCGGCGGCATAAACCAAGCCAACCTAAACAACGCCTACGCCAAATTCGGCGACAGAAGCGCAGCGATAGTAGCCAACATAATGAGGGGCGCGGTATTTCATAAGTTAATCGGGCAAAATTTAGCAAACGCCGCACAGCTCTTTAAGGCTGAAAACGTGCTTGTCGTTGAGATTTTAGGGCGCCGCGTAGTAGTAACAGACGCGCCGGCTCTGTATAAAGCGGGAACGCCGAATAAAGACTACGTTTTGGCGCTAACGACCGGCGCTGCGATAGTAAGCGACGCAGGCGATCTAATCACGAATATTCAGACCAATAACGGCAAAGAGCGCATAGAAACGACTTATCAGGCTGATTATACATTCGGGTTGTCGCTCAAAGGCTATTCTTGGGACACGGCAAACGGCGGCAAAAGCCCGGATAACGCAAAACTAGGCACGGGCACGAACTGGGATAAGATCGCGGCTAGCGATAAAGATACCGCAGGCGTGCTACTAATAGGCGACGCGGCTAAAAACTAGGAGGCGGTAAATGTCTAAAATTTGGTATGTAGAATTCCCGACGTTTCAGTATAACGAGGATGTTAAAGCCCTAGCCAAAGAGCGAGGGCTAACAATCATCGACGCTAAATTCGACGATGGCGACGGAGTGGAAGACCCGCCCGAGCTGACGCTAAAGGGTGCGACGCAAGAAGTCGATTACGACGAGCTGATTTCAAGGCTCGATACGTTAAAAGCGGGCGAATTGAAGTTGCTAGCGGCTCATTTGGGCGTTGAATATACTAACGCGGACGGCACGAAAGCCGCGATAAAAGAGAAGCTAGGGCAATGATACCCGAGAAGGGCACCGGGCTAGCTAATGCCGACGCTTACGTTTCGGTCGAGTTTGCCGATGAGTACTTTTCGGCACGCGGCAACCAAACGTGGGCAGGGCTGGGTAGCGCGGATAAAGAGGCGGCCATTATCAAGGCGACGGATTATTTAGAGGCGGTATATTTTGATAAATGGCAAGGCGAGAGATTAAAAGCCGATCAAGCTTTGAGTTTCCCGCGCTCGCCGTTTGGGATGCCTACTAAATTTAAATCCGCCGTGTGCGAGCTAGCTATAAGGGCAAACGCGGGCGAGCTGATGAGCGACATTGAGCGGCTAACTACAAAAGAAAAAGTAGGCAGTATCGAGGTGGAATACGCGCAAAACGCCGACCCCTCCACCAAATACGCTTACGTGGCTAGCCTTTTAAAGCCGTTTTTAAAGCCCTCAAACGCAATGGTAATGAGGCTAGAGCGATGCTAAATGAAAAAGCTAAAAATACGGCGTTTAAATTGCTCGATAAATTCGGCAAAGTAGGCACGTATAAGCGCAAAGGCGGTCAAATTTACGACCCAGAAACGGGCGGAATGACCGAACAGATAAGCGAATACAAAGTAAAGGCGTATATCGATAGCGCGAAAAGCTACTCAAATTTAATAGAAAAAAGATTATTAAACGAGGGTGATAACGTGATCTTGGTAGCCGCTAAATCTTTGCCTTTTATGCCGCAAAACAACGACGTAATAGAGTTTCCTCACTGCTCCTATACTATCAAATACAACGACGCGGTATGGGGCGGCGAGGACGTGGCGTTACATCAGCTAATAGGAGTTGCAAAATGATTGATAGGCAGATAGATAACTTTAGCGCAAAGGCTCAAGAAAAAGTGCTGAAAATCTTTAAAAAATCAGTCATTGATCTAACTTCAGACATCATCAGCGACACACCGGTAGATACGGGTAGGCTAAAAAATAATTGGTTTCCTAGCGTCGGTGCGGCTAGCGAGCAGACAACAGAAGCGACCGCAAACGAGGCAGGAGATAGGTCCAATAATCTCGTAAACAATCAGCTAGCGCTAGATAAAACCTTTTATTTTACAAACAATTTGCCTTATGCTTTTTGCATAGAGTTTGAGGGTTGGAGTAAGGTAAAGGCCCCGCAAGGTATGGTAAGGCGCAATGCTATCCGTTGGAAACAAATCGTAAAAAGGGCGGCTAATGCTACAAATTAGGCAGGCTTTAGAAAAAGCGGTTTTAGCGGTTACGCCGGCTATCGATACGGCGTTTGAAAATACGACGTTTAGCCCAAAAGCCGGTAAGCCTTATCAGCAACTTTATTTTTTGCCCGCCAAACCAAGCGCTGCTGTAATTGATGATAGTATTGCGGAAATTGACGGCGTGCTTCAGATAACCTTACGCTACCCCGCGGGTAAAGGCGTCAAAGACGTTTTAGAGCGCGCGAAGCTTTACGAAAAAGCTTTTAAAGTAGGTGTAAAGCTAGAAAATGAGGTTTTTATTACCGCTCCGACGAGCGTTAATATTTTAGGCATTGACGGCGATCGCTACGGCGTGGCCGTTTCTATTTATTTTAAATCTTATAAGGAGTGAAAATGGCGGAGCAGCTAAAAGTAACAGATAGTCAGCTTACTAAATTTTATATTTGCGACACTAGCGTCGATTTGGGCGATGCGGCTAAAATAAAAACGGCGCTAACATCGGCAAAACGTATAGCGTATTTAGAGGATTTGGGCGACTTTACCAAAACCCGTAAAACCAACGAATACGAGTGCATAGACGAGGACGCTACGGCAGTATCCCAGGGAGCTATAAGCTATAGCGAGACGGAATTAAAGCTATTTTATGCGGCGGGGCAAAATAACGGCGTAAAAGAGCTTACCGAAATGTTTAACAAGAAACTACGAAAGCAATTTATCATCGTGGGTAGCGACGAGCCTGCGACGGGAGCAAATAAAAACCCGACCTACATCACGGGAGAGTTTATAAACACCAAAACTGGCGTATCTATCGCAAAAGACGACGTCGTGCGCGTACCGATAACCATCAAAATAACACGCCTAGACGACATCATAGAGGCTAAGGGGGCGTAAGTTATGGATTTAAAGAATTTTGATATAAGCAACGGTGAAACGGGTGTCGAGCTAACCATCCTCGATCTTGACAACAAACCGACCGACATCAAAATCAAAGTGCTAAGTTTTCACGGCAAAAAAGGACGCGAGGTATTTATGAACGCCGTAAAAGAAAATAAAGGCGCTGAACAAAGCACGCTAGAGGTTATGGTGGGGCTTACGGTAGGTTGGAGCGGCATTAGCGAAAACGGCAAAGAACTAAAATTCAGCCACAATGAAGCTAAAAGAATTTACGAAACCTATCCGCTAATTGCTAATCAAGTCGAGCGTTTCGCGGAGAATGCGAGAAATTTTTTAAAAAAGTAAGCGACGAGCTCGCGCTATACGTTAGGCAGCTAGCCTACTACGCAAAAACCGACGTTAAAGAGCGCGAGTTCCCTCCGGTAACCCAAGAACGACATCTACTATACGCGCTTGACGAGCTAGGATATTGCAAAAATAGCGGCTTTGGCGCGGTAACCTTGGATTTTAACGATATTAAAAATTATACCGAGCTAACAGGCGGCAAATTTAACTGGTGGGAAATATCTATTTTACGTAACTTAAGCCGTATCTACGCCGCCGAAATAAATAGCGACGACAAACAAGCCTACGCGCCGTATCAAGGCGAATTTAGCCCTAAATCTTTTTCATCTATCAAAGCAAAATTTGCGAAGTAGTCTTTTTTTAGGCTACTTTTTAGCGTTGCGTTAGTAATGTTGGCATTGCCAAAGTAGTATCGTTAAGCGCTTTGCCCGCCTTTTTAAAAATATTTGTAGTTTTTTCAAATATTGCGCCCACAATCAACATTATAATAGTAAACAATATAGCTGCAATTGCAAAAAGTATATACCAATGCGGCGCAGCAAGCATATTTATTTTGAGTGCAATAGAAAAACCTTTTTTATATGTTTCAAGTTCTTTTTGGCTCTTTTTTATTCTTACCACAACAGCGTCTCTTTTCTCATAAAAACCTTTTTTATCCGTTAGTAGTATTTTAATCGTAAACCATAAGGCCGAAGGAAATAAATTTTTATCGACGGAGTCTGTAAACATTGCGTAAAGCAGTTGCTTAAAATCTTCGCTGTAATCCTCGTCGGCTTCAACTTCTTTTATTAAGTTAACTAATTCCCATCTTTTTTCAAGAGAGAGTTTAGTCGTCGTTTGATGGTATCTGACTAAAAGCAATGTTATTCCGACGCATAAAACTAATGCCACAATTAAAGAACTAGTCATTTCTTCTTCCTCCCTTTTGAAAGTTCTTGGAATTGTCTTATTCTTGTTTCTTCGAGCTTCTTTGCGTGTTTATAGTTTAATTTAATAACAAGATAAGCAAAGGCGCAAGCAATAATAAAAATAAGAACATTGGATAAAAAGCACGGCTGATCTTTGAATAGTTCGGCTATTCTATCAAAAATATCTAAAGTTGATTGAGTATTCATACCGCCATACTTAATTTAATTTATTTAAGCTACTAAATATATCATAAAAATACAAAAAAGATACTAAAAAACTAAATCTTTAGTTTACCAAACCAACGCCCCCTTAAATTTCATATACAATGTGCCCTAGATTAAAAGAGGGGCAAATAATGACTGAAGTTGCTAGCTTGATCATCAGTGCTAAAGTTGAGGGGGCGGACAAGCTAAAAAGCGATTTAAATAGCATAGAAAACGAAGCAAAAAAGGCCGAGGACGCGGCGCACAGGCTGGCTAACTCGTTTACGGGATTAAAAGTAGCCGTAGCCGCCGTGGCAAGCTCTGTAATACTGCGCGAGTTCGTAAGGGTAGCCGACGATATGAGCTTAGTAAATTCTCGCCTAAAAATGGCCACTAGCTCGGCCGCCGAATACGCAAAACAACAAAAAGCCCTACACGCCATTGCTAGAGATACGCACGCCGACATCAAAGAAACTATAAATTTATACACAAAATTAGCCCCAGCCCTTAAAAATATCGGCAAAAGCACCGAAGATACTAATAACATGGTGTCAAACTTTACTAAAGCCTTACAACTGGGCGGAGCGAGCGCAGAGGAGGCCGCGGCCGCGATAAAGCAATTTGGTCAAGCCATGGGTAGCGGCGCGCTAAGGGGCGACGAGTTTAACTCTATCGCCGAGGCTAGCCCGACGTTACTACGGTATATGGCCGAGGGCTTGGGCGTAAACGTCGGCAAGTTGCGCGAATTAGGCAGCGAGGGCAAATTAACCGCCGAAGCCTTAAGTAACGCGTTTGAGAAGGTCAAGAGTAGGATAGATAGCGATTTTGCGCAAATGCCCGTAACCGTCGGCAAAGCATTTACCGATCTAAGAACCGAAATAAGTCTAATCGTAGGCGATATAAACGAGGCAACGGGCGCGACGCAAACGATAAGCGGTGCGATAACCGGCTTTGCAAACGCGTTGAAAGAAAACAAAGATACTATCGTAGGCGTAGTAAGCGGTATTGGCACGCTAATTAAGCATCTGGGTATATTGGGTGGCACGTATTTAGCCATTAAAGGCTCTATGGCAGCGTATGCGGCTATGACGACAACAGTAACGGCACAAACCGCGGCGGGCGTTATACAGCTTGGCTTTATGGACAGAGCGCTAATGAAAATCGGCGTCACCGCAGGCTCATTAAAGGCCGTATTTATGGGCTTTTTACCTACTTTAGCTATTTTTGCTGCGGTAGAGGCATTTTTTGCGCTCAAAGATAGTATGGACAAGGCAAAACCTAGCGCAGATAAGCTCAATGATGCGTTAAGCAAGACTAATGAGGAACTCCAAAAACTCACGCAAAATCAGCGCGACGCTATAAATCTTGATCTAAAAGCTAGTTTGGACGCAAATTTTAGAAAAATAGACGAAATAAATAGAAAATTAGAGGAACATAATAAATTCGGTGGTATCGTCGGAGCGTATAGACTAGAGGCTGACGAAATTGTAAAGCTAAAAGCCGAAAGAGACGATTATATCGCACAAAACAGCAAAATCATAGGGCAAAGAAAAGAAATTGCTAACATAAACTCGGAGATAGGAGCCGTCGAAACTCAGCAACAAAAAGACGCCGCATATATAAATTCTTTAGACAAAAAAGTCAAAGATTTGCACGTAACTACGCTGTCTAACCTCAAAAAAGAGGCATCTAAGCTCAAAAAAGAGATAGACGAGATTTTGAGTAAGCCCTCCGACAATATTAGAGTGTAAATAGCGCAAGAGGAAGCTGTCGAGGCCTTAAGATTAAAACTAGAAAAAACTAACGACCAGATAGCGAACTTCGGCAAAAAACATGGCGGCTCAAATAAATCTGACAACGTCGAATTAGAACATCAATTAAGAGCAAAAAGCGAAATTTATAAAGAGTATTATGAAAAAATAGGCGACCACGCCAATTTATGGCTCATAAAACAAAGTGAGATAAGCAAAAAATTAAAAGATGCCGGCATAAACGGCGGCGAATTTGAAAAGATAATGGCGCAGTATAAACAGGGCTTCGATAGCGACCTAGAAAAGAAACGCGCCGCAGAAGCCGAAGCCGCGCACAACGAAAATATCAAAAATATCAACGAGAAGCTAAAGCTGCAAGACCGTATATACAACCTACAAAAACGCCGCACGGAGCTAATAACCGACGAAATGGCTAGGCGTATCGAGCTTATAGAAATAGAGCGCGCGCACGCTTTAGAACAATACGACGCTATGCTAAAAAAAGGCGAGATAAATAAAGAATACTACCATAAGGCCGTAGCTTTAGAAAACGCCCTACATCAAAAACAAATATTCGACGCCTCGACGTGGGGGCAGATTATGCATAGTGGCTTAAATAGCTTAGAAAACGCGATGGGTAATTTTTTCGATTATTCTTCCGATCGCTTTATGAAATTCGGCGATTTGGCGCAGGATATTTTAGGGCAAATTTATAGGCAAATAGTAAAGATGATGATAATCCAGCCGTTAATCAATTCGGTTACGAGTATGTTACCAGGAATGTCTGGAGGGGCTACTCCAGCTCCTGCTGCTTTGCCAGCTGGAGGATTTGCAAGCGTATTAAATGCTACCCCAGCGGCACAAGGCGGTGTATTTAATAGCCCCGATCTGCATAGCTACGCAAACTCAATCGTAAGCAAGCCGACTTTCTTTAAATTCGCTAAAGGCGGCATTCCCGACATCGGCGTAATGGGCGAGAAAAACGGCGGTAGTCCAGAGGCTATTATGCCTTTAACAAGGACTTCTAACGGCGACTTAGGCGTAAAAGCGCAGGTCGGAGCGTCTTTAAATAACGTAAAAGTAGAAGTAATAAATCAAACCAGAGAGGACGTAAAGGTATCTAACGCCGCGGTAAGGCGAAACGACGGCGAATGGGTCATATCTTTAGTTTTAAACGGCGTGAGTAAAAACGTCTTAGGCTCGCGCGAAACTTTAAGGGGGTTATTAGCGTGAATACTTATCCTAGCTATCCGCCGATCGTCGTAGGTTCGTCGAGGACCTTACGCAATCCTACGCATAGAAGCTCAAGCGACGGCGGCTATACGATAACGCGTAAAAAATGGACTAAGCCTAAAAGCTCGTATAGTTTAAATTACCCAGCCCTAAACGCGGAGCAGTTCAAAATTTTAAGAGATTTTTTCGTAGAAAATCAAGGGCAGGCTTTTAAATTTCGTTATCCGCTGGAGGACGAAACTAAAATTTGCGTATTTTCTATGGACGATTTAAAAGCCGACGACAATATGCAAAACCACTGCGCGGTAAAAGTGGAGATAGTAGAGATATGAAGCTAACTACGATAAAGGATTTAAACGCCGCGGCTTCAGATAGCGCGCTTTTAGTAGGGCTTGAAATTTTTATCCCCAAAACGCCTACGGTACGCATAATAAACAATAGCGAGAATATAACCTTTAGAGGGGAAGAGTTCGTGGCGTTTCCTTTTAGTATAGGAGAAATCCAAACGGCTAAGGGCGAAATACCGCAATTTAATCTAAGTATCGATAACACTAGCCGAGCTATGCAAAATTATATAAACTCTTACGATAACTACGTAAAAACGCACGGCGCGGAAAACTCTACTATTAAAGCCAAAATTTACGTGATTAATACAAAAGATTTAAGCGAACCGGTGCTTGAGGAGTTTTTCGAGCTTACCGACTTTAGCTCCGATAGTAAGGCCGTAACCTTTAATTTGGGCGCGGGCAATCTCTTTAATATGAGCTATCCGCCGCGCAAGATGTATAAGGATTATTGCGTATTTAAATTTAAAGGCGAAGAGTGCGGTTATAACTGACCAGAAACTAGTTGCAACAAAACCTTGGCTAGCTGCAGGGCTAAAAATAATTCGGTGCGCTTTGGCGGGTTCTTGGGAATTGCGGGCGGGTATAAAAAATGACGATAAGGGATTTAATAGGCGCTCCGTTTGAGGAAATGGACTGCTTTGCTTTGGTGAGAAAGTGCTACGAGATAGAGCGCGGCGTAATCATACCGCCGGCGCGCGCTCCGCACGATAGAGCTAAACTCGTATTTAGCGAATTTCTAGACGAAATTTCGAAAAACTGGCATAGAGTAGAAAAGCGCAAAGGCGTCTGCGTAGCTTTGCGTTACGACATAAATCACCCTAAAATAGTAACGCATTTCGGATATTTAATCGACGAAGAGCATATTTTACATACCACGTCGCAAACGGGCGCTATCGTAGAACGGCTAGCTAATTACGAAAAGTTGATAGAGGGCTATTATGACCGAAAATAAAATAATAACCTACAATAACGTTTTAAATCCCTTAGATAGAACGATACTAGCTAGCGGAGAGTATAAAAATATCGACGAAATTCTAAAGGAATTAAAATACGATAACGAAATTTACGATCTCGTAATTTCTAAAAATAGCGTTATACAAAGCGGCTTTTTCGAGCTTGAAAACGGCGACGTAGTAAATATCGCTATCGTGCCTAAAGGCGGAGGCGGAGGTGGTAAAAAGATTCTAGGCATCGTGGCTTCTATCGCTATCGCTATCGCTGCACCTTATGCGGCTGCGGGCATGTTATGAACCGTCATAGGCGGAACGGGAGCTATGGCCGCTGGGCTTGGAACGTACGCGCTAGCCGCTGGTATCGCTGTGGCTGGCAATTTGCTATTAAGTGCTATTATGCCTAAACCATCTATGCCTGGCTTTGATAGAATGGATTTTAAAAATTCCAATACCTACGGCTGGAATAAGCCTACCAACCAAGCTATGCAGGCTCAAGTAGTGCCTAAGGTTTTTGGGACACATAAAATAACTCCGCCGTTAATCGCTTCGCATATAATTAGCGATGGCGATAAGCAATATTTTAATGGTCTTTATGCGTTAAACGACGGTGAGATTAAAGATATACGAGAGATTAAGATAAATGATGAGCCGATAGAGAATTTTAAAGGCGTAACTTATGAGATTAGAAACGGGCTTAATAACCAAAATATAATCTCTAATTTTAACGATACTAGCTACGATAAGAATATAGGCAAAAAGCTAAACCCCGATTTATCTTACTCTTTAGCGCAAACGGACGGTAATTTCGTAACGAGCCTATCCGTAACTCTAGTTTTCCCTCGCGGGCTTTATTACGCTAACGATAACGGCGGGCTTGACGGATACTCGGTAAACGTGAGGGTAGAATACTCCGCCGACGGCAAAAACTGGACGCCGATAACGGGGCAAACCATTTCAGCTGCGCAGACTTCTACTTTTAGGCGAGTCTTTAGGGTGGGTAACTTACCGCCCAATAAATATAACATTAGGGCTAAATTTGAAACCGCGCCCAATACCGGCAGCCGTTACGCAAGCGATTGTTATTTGGAATATGTAACCGAAACCGTAAGCGACGATTTTATTTATCCTAAAACCGCGCTTCTAGCTATTAGGGCGTTAGCGACCGATCAGTTAAACGGCGGAGCACCTAGGATTAGCGCGGTCGTAACGGCTAATAGCGATAATCCCTCTCATATCTGCCGTAAAATTTTAGAAGATAGCGGCGTGGAGAGTTTGCGCATAATGCCTAGTTTTAACGAATGGGCTAATTTTTGCGAAGAAAAGAGCTTAAAATGTAATATCGTATTCGATAGCGAATTAAGCGTTAGAAAGGCCTTAGATACGGTTAGCTTGCTAGGTCGCGCGTCCGTGCTTCAAGCGGGTTCTAAATTCGACGTAATAATAGAAAAAGCGGGGCTAATTCCCGCTCAAAGCTTTTTGTTCGGTATGGGGAATATCTTAAGCGATACGTTTAAGCAAAATTTCCTCCCTTTGGTAGATAGGGCGAATTTTATCGAGATAACTTATTACGATAAAAATAAAGATTACGAGCCTTCCGTCGTTTCGGCCGGACAAATAGCCGCCGATAATTCGCGCGTAAGCAATAAAAGCTCCGTTACGCTGGTAGGCTGCACGGACGAGGCGCAGGCTAGAGCTTACGGACGCTTTACTTTAAATTGCAACCGCTATTTAACCGAGATGATAGAATTTGAAGCCGACAAAGATAGTTTAGTTTGCAGATACGGCGATATTATCAAAGTTAGCCACGATACGCCTCAATACGGCTTTAGCGGTAGGTTGTTAGAAGATAGCGGCGCGGATTTCGTTATTTTAGATAGAGATTTAGATACCGTAGGCGGCGTAAAATACGCTATTCAAATCAAAAACGACGTAAACGAGATCAAAGAGTTTGAGATTTTAGAAATCCTAGCTCCGAATAAACTAAGGCTGAATTTAAACGGAATCGTCTTTAGAAAATACGACAACTACGCATTCGGCGAGATTAATAAGGCTTCTAAATTATACCGAATTTTAAAGATAGCTACTTCGGGCGAATTTACGTGCCATATTACGGCGATAGAATACAACGAGGATATTTACGACGATAGAGAAAATATAAGCGTTACGGACTATTCGTCGCTGGGCGTGCGGAATCTAAGAATAAGCGAATATTTAAAATACGATACGGCCAAAAATATAAAAACTATGCTAGCTCTAGCTTGGAGCGGCAATTCGCTGTTTTATTTCGTAACTTACAAAAGCGCTAGCGAAGAACGAACAATAAAGGTCTTTAATAGCGCATTCGAGTTTGAAGCCAAAGAGGGCGAAACCTACGAAATAACGGTAAAAGACGGCGCGGGCAATAGCGCGGGTAAGATTTATAACGTTTTAGGCAAGCTTTACCCGCCGGGACCGGTAGAGAATCTAAAAGCGGCCGAGCTAAGGGACGTTTGGGCTTTAAGCTGGGATTATTTACCGCCGCTAGATTTTAAGGAATTCGAAATTTACGAAGACGGCGCGCCGGTAGCAAAAACGGCTTTAAATAGATTCGATATGCCTAAGACTAAATTAAACTCTAAATTAAGCGTGATCGCGGTCGATACTAGCGGCATAAGAAGCGATGCGGCAAATTTAGATTTAAACGTTACGCCGTTAGCGGACGTAGAGGGTTTTAATAGTATCTACGAAGATAATAAGAATTTGGCTTTTTGGCGCGATACGGGCGAAAATTACGAAATACGAAAAGGTTTAAAAGCGGTCACTACTCAAACATCAATGCAAATTTTGAAAACCTAAGCTCTCAAGCAAATGCAAGTGCAGAGGCTTTTACAAATGTAAGCGGTGGCGCAAGCGAGGAGGGCTTTAGTCTTGAT